ATGCCATCTGATATCATATCCTCCTTAAACATGTAGTTGACAAAGTTTGGTTTGAAAGATAGATGAGTAGCAATCTTTAAAAAACATTCTCCAATGTATCTAGGTATTCTAGGTTTCTCTTTACCTTGAATTTCTGCTATTTCAATGTTTTCTCTGTGCGTAATTAAAGCTGCAAGAAACTCTTTATTATTAACATAATGTTCAGATCTTTTTCTTCTACCCATAACTCTTGCAGGACTCATATCTATACTCTCTATTATGTATTAATTATAGCATTCAACACAATAGTTGACAAGTTATAAAATTCCCTATAGAATAACTCTGTTGGGTTTCAAGGGTAGGGATTAACTTTTATTATAAAGTTTCTCTAAAGATTTTTTAGCTTCACTAATAGTTGATATATATCCCATTTTTCTATTTAATTTTCTTTCTTGATTAATTTCATCGTATTGTCTAGAAAATGTTTCATGCATAGCAATAGTCTCTAGATCTTTTGATTCACTTATAGTAAGAACATCATCCATATTAATAATAAAAAGTTCTTCTTTACTAGTTTTTAACCAAGGTTCTACTCTAAATCCTTGTATACCTCCTCTATTTTTAATTTTTTCAATAGTAATAGGAGATTCTAATAATAAAAAGATTCTATCTTCTTCCTCGCTATATCCAACTTTAGCGAATATTTCTTCACCTGATTTAAGTTTTATAGTAGCATAAAAATCGTCTTCCATCATTTTTTTATCTGAATAGTGATTATTTCATAGTTAAAATTTTCTTCATTATAAATTTTAATTCTTTCTATAAGATGATTTAATGTATAATTCTTTTTTGAATTGTAAGTGCAATCATCTCCAATATCATAGAGAATGGCTTTTACTTTGTCTTTTCCTTTTCTAAGAACCCTTCCAATTGATTGAAGGTTTCTAACGCGGGATTTACTGGGGCTTGAGAAGATGACGTTGTGCAGCCGCTTGATGTTAATGCCAGTACTGAAAGTACCGTAACTGGCAACAATAATTGCATTGCTTTCATTTTCTGTAATCTCCCTAATTGATTCTCTTTGTTCAGCATCAACACCACCATGTACAAAGAATACTTTACGGTCAGTGTGCTTACTATTATTTATCTTTTCATAAAGTATTGCTCCATGAGTTTCCACTCTACTGTATAAAATAAGAGTATTACCTTTAAGATCTAATGCAAGATTAATAATAAAATTATTTCTTTGATCATGAGAAATTAAATATTGAATCTCATCTTCATATGTTTCAAATTTCTTAGGAGGATGTTTAAGAACCAAGCATTGAATATCTAACTGAGATAGATGTCCTTGCTTCATTAATTCTTCAGTTTTAGTTACCTTGTATGATGGTCCAAACAATCCCTCTAACACCCATTTATGGGTCTGTGTTCCATCTAAAGTTCCAGTAAAACCAAATCTATACTTAGCATGTTCTAACTTAGTCATTATATTAACTAATGACTTACTCTTGAAAAGATGTGCTTCATCACCTATAATGACATCATAATCTTTAAAGAATGATTTTTCCATTCTAAATACAGATTGCCAAGTAGTAATAGTTACTTCATTAGTATTAGTCACTTCTCTGCCAGAATAAATTCTATGACAATGATTTTTAGCGTCCCATCCATACTCTATAAAATCCTTATACATCTGTTCTACGAGAGAAGTAGTAGGAACAACTAAAAGAATTTTCATTCCTTTATGTACATAATATCTTACCAAAGAATAAATCATTAAAGATTTACCTGAAGCAGTAGGACTAACTAATAATCTTCTATTATGCTTTAAGCAATCAGATACTCCTTCAATTTGATAGTCTCTAGGTTTAATCTTTGTAATAGATTTAATATAATCCTTTACACCTTCCTTAGATATAGATGAATTTATTTCGAAAGGTGGACCATAATAATCATTATCTTCAAACTTATAACTATATCCATGTCTATTGCAAAATGATACTATCTTATCTAATAAACCAACATATATCTTTTTAGATCTTAAATCGTATAAGTGTATCTCACCATTCCAGTTTCTCTTTCTATATTGAGGCATGAACTTAGCACCCTCTACCTCAAAAGTAAAGTGATCCCTCAGTTCATATTCAATATGAGGTTCTGCTTTTATTTTTAAATATACTTCGTTTGATTTCTGTATTATAACGTTAGTCACTTTTACCCATCATGCTATGGGTATTTATTAACCTAGTCCAGCATTAAATCTCATAAATTCTATTGCATTCTTTATCTGAAATGTCCTATTCTGAATTACTTTTAAAATGCTTTCAATATAAACAAGCATGGTATCATAATAATCAATCTTCAAATTTGAAT